CACCCTCTGCTAATTTCGGTATTCTAGGAAGATTTACTCCTTTACCACCCAGACCAGGAACCCAATCAGGAACTTTTAATTTATTAAGATTACCTATTATAACCTTATTAACTGCTCCTATTATTCCATTTATAGGTGCTTTGATAATACCAGCAAGTGTACTGAATATTTTTCCTATAGTTTCTTTTATTTTATTGAATATATTTACTACAAAATCTCTTGCTCCCTGGAATCCATCTTTTATCTTTTGAATAACTGTGCTGATCACACCCCATATTCTGTCAAATACACCTCTGAAGAAACTCACTAATGGTTCTATTACTGTCTGATAGATCCATTCGAATGCTGTTTGAAATAAGTTTTTAACAAATTCAAGACCTGTCATTATTGCATTCCATATTGTTTGAAATATTTCTATTGCTTTCATAACAAATGGTTCTATTAAGTTCCATATCATTTCCAGGAACATTGCAACCAAAGCCACTATTAATAAGAAAACATTCCATAATATTTTGTATGGTAGCATAAATAAATCAATTATTTTTGTTACCATTTCACTTATAAATGTGATTATAGGTGCAAAGAACGATTTTATTGCTTCCCATATATTAGCAAGTGTGTTTTTGATGACATCAAATATTCCTTTTATTACTTTCCATATTTGATCTCTAAACTTCCATATTAGTGCAATAACAGCTATTATTCCTGCTATTATAAGTATAAATGGATTAGCCATTAATAGAGCCTTAATAGCTATAAAAGCTATCTTTAACTGCTTGAATACTTTTATTAACCACAGCACTTTTCCTATTACTCCACCTACTATTGAGATAATCGGACCGATAACTGCCAAGAATATACCTATTTGGACTATTAGTCCTCTTGTGTTTTCATCCAGGTTTCCAAACCAATTTGCAAACTTCGCTATTCCCTCTGATAATTTATCGACTATCGGTGCTAATGATTCAAATAATTGTATACCTGCATTTTTTAATTGATTAAATGCTTTAGTCATTCTTTCTTGTGTTGTATCTGATACTTTTTCGTATGCCTCATCAAGTTTTCCTGCACCATCTGTCATATTTAATAATATATTATTAAAGTGTTCAGCATCTGAAGCAATTGCCAATGCTCCTTTTCCTGCTTCTATTGATCCAAACATATCCAATAAAGTGGCATTGTTAGCTTTTGCTTCTGTATCCATAAGTGTCAACACATCAGCCAAGTTATAACCTGCATTCATCATCTCTGTAAAGCTCATAGGAGCCATTCCTGCACTCTTCTGTGCTTCTTCTAAACCTTTAGAGGCTTGTGTTCCCTGTTTCCCTAATTCAGCCATTAAAGCATTCAATTGAGTTGTTGCTTGTGCTGTAGGAACACCCTGGGCTGTTAATGAAGCCAATGAAGCACCTACTTGTTCAAATTGTACACCCATTGCTGATGCTGTTGGAGTTACTTTCGATATTGTCGCTCCTAGTTCTCCAATAGTTGTTTTACCATAATTTTGTGTTTTTATTAGTATTTCTGATACTTTATCTACTTCTGTCACTTCCATTTTATAAGCATTCAATACAGATGTGGTAGTATCTATTGCTGTTTCTGTATCTGTAAAACCTGCTTTTGCAAGTTTTACATTGTTATTCATAAATGCTATAGCATCAGAAGCATCGCCTGTTATCGGCACTCCTGCAGATAAAGCCTGATATAATCCCTCGTTCAATTCTGTAGCAGCAAGTCCTGTTTCCCCTGATAAAGAAAGTATTTGATCTCGTAAACTTTTCATATCTACTGCTGTGGTATCTATAAGTGTAGATGCTTTTGCGAACGATGTTTCGAAGTCCATACCTACTTTTGCCGATGCTGTTGCTACTGCTAATAATGGTAGTGTTACATTTTTAGTTAAGTTTTTACCTACCCTGGTCATATCTTTTGATAATGTACCCAGCCTGTCTTGAATGCCACTTACATTTCCTTTAGCTTTATGCAACTGATCGTTTAATTTATCAGCATTGCTTTTAAATTCAAACTCTACTGTTCTTTTTGTTGCCATATACTACATCTCCTTTCTATCTAATCTTGGAGATGTCTTTTTCTTACTTACTTTCTTGCTTAACATCTGCTTTTACTTTTGCTGTTTTCATCAGGAAGCCTACTAATCCATCTATTTGTGATTGCAAGTCGTTATCCTGGTTCAACAGTCTTGTTCGTTCTACTCTTATCTTATTTTCTTCAGGCGATAGATCTTTAGGTTTTGATTTCATTATTTTAATTACTCGCCCAAGTGCTGTGTTGCTACTCAAATTTTCAAGTAAAATGATAAACTCTACCCACTTCATCTTGCCCTTTTTTTCTACTAATGATATCTTATAATCCTTATAAAACGATGCATATATCAGTTCAGCATCCATGTCTATATCATAATATCGTTTGCTTTTATCTCCCTGCTTGAAGTGTAAAACATTTTTAGAGATATGATCTGCCAAATCTCCGAACTCACTGCCTGTCCAATATTTTGTTGCCATTTTAAATCTTTCATGATCTGTTTTAAATATTATGATTCTAAAAAAGGCATCAAGTTTATTTTTTAATGTTTTATCTTGAAATGCACGAAGTAATATCATGACATTGTCGTATGCTGTATTAAGCCTAAATTCTTCATCCCCAATTGTAATATAATTGTGGATGTCGTTAGTGTAATGCCACTTTAATGTTGACATTTAAATCACTTCACTTCAAATGGCTTTTTATAATTTGCTTCGTTAAAGTTTACATTTTGTTTTTTATTGATTTTTTCTGCTTCAGGATTAATGTAATTATTTATTGTATGTATCATTAGTTCTGCAAAATCATCTAAATCTAAAAATTGAAGATGATCGTTATATGCCGATACTCCAAATATTAGTTTTGATATCTTTATAAACTCTGTTAAGAATAAAACTCTATCTTTGTTATTATTTTTATTCAATTGTATTTTTTCTGCAATTGAATACGATTCCATTATATTACCTGTCGATGTATTGATTTCTAACTCAATATACTCTCCATCTACTTCTATTGGTAATTTAGGATATTCTTTCTTTTTAAATTGAAACTGTGTTTTTTGTGTGTTTTCCATTATAATCTTCCTTTCTTTTTCTAATCTAATCTTTAATTATAATTAAAGAGGGAGTTTTGACTCCCTCTTCTTAATATGAAGCTGGAGTATATGTCCATGCTCCATCGCTATGCAATATTGTTTCAAAAGCTGATAAATCTGAAGCATCGCCACCTGCAATTGAAGCTATCTCAATTGAACATGGGATTTCAAAGTAGCTTTCATCAGGAAGTGTGATTTTGAGCTTGTTTTTTCTATTTGCTCCCCATTGTCCTGTTAAGCCTACAATGTAGTCCTGTGCTGGATCTCCATATACTCTTTTACCTGTTAAAGTAATAGTTAATCGACCAGCAGTTACATCAGAATAACCAGCTCCACCATCGCTGATGAAGTAACCTGTTTGAACTTCTTCTTCTACAGCCCAATCTAATGTTTCGATTCCATCAAATTCGGCTAATGTAGGAGTTTCATTTGCAAAGGTTATATCGATTTCTAACTTGGTTTTGTTATTAGCATTCCTACCCATTTTCTTGCTCCTTTCTTTCTACTAAAGCTATATATAAAGCCACATAGATATAATTATTTTCTAAATCTCTTGGTTCTAATTGATAAGGTTTAGTTTCGAATGATCCTCTTATCAACCTGTAATCTTCGAAGTCTACATCTTGCAAATCTTCTAATAAATCGTGAATAATTTTGGCTATTGCTCTTGTTTCGTTTTCTTTTGAGGTTCCTCTTATTCTTATGCTGATCGGATATGTTTCTTCGCCTGTTTTGTTATTGTAATTATATGTAGTCGATGGTTCTTCCTGCCTTAATGTCACAGTCTTTTTAATTTTTTCAGGCATAGCACCTACGAATAAGTTCTGCCCAAATATAAACTTATGATCTGCAGTTTCTGTTTTCTCTACTAAATAATTAACAATATCATCTATAACATTTAAATACATATTACCTCTCCTTTAAAATGCTTTTAGCAATGTATCAGCATATATTTCTGCCCACTTATCTCCATGCTTCTTTTCAGCAACATCAGTCCACATTGCTTGTGCCTCGGAGTTGTGTGTTTTTTGAAAATTCATATAGATTCCCCAAAATATAAACTCTACATATTCATTAGCCCATATAACCATTCTTTTTCTTTCGTTGATTTCAGATTCGACTCTTGTACTACCTGTATCGTGTGGAACATATCGATCACTATCTTGGTGCATCTCTCTCAATACTAATTTAGCACCCTCTTTTTCATATTTGTTGAAATCTGTAGGTAATTTATCAAAATAGCGAGTTGCTTTAGTCATTGTTTTGTTCTCCTGCCGATTGTCTTAATTGGCACTCCATATGCTCGAACACATTTGTTTTTGGCTTTTTGAACTCTTCAATGTCTGTAATGATATAATAATCATTCTCGTATTTGATCATATCTCCCTTTTTAATTTCTATCTTTTTAAATACCGAGAACCAGGCATTTGCTCTCTCTTCATCATCTGATACCCTATCTAATCGTGTATTTTTTTCAAAATAAACATTTTTGATTATAATAGGTTCTTCTGAATAACCATCGCCATACCCACTATTTTCTCGTATGTATAACTCGATTTCGTGGACATGGAGTGATAGTCTTGGATCTATCATCGTAGATACCTATTAATAAGTCCTGCCTTTTTTAAATGCCTATGAGCTTTTGGACTTATCTTTTTATATTCAGCACTACCTGTTTCTCCTGTATTTTTTGAAAAAGAAGTTTTTCCTGTATTAATAGAAACATTTCCACTTGCCCATTCCAAGTCGATACCATAGTTTGCCTCATTATATCTGACTTGATCTGCGACAGCTATTTTTAAATCATCAGGAGCAGTTTCTTGGTCATATCTTTTTGAAATACCCCTCGTATGATAATCTATCACTTCCGAGGCTTCTTTTATCAATAGTTTAGTTGAATTGTCATCTGCATAACTTTCATTAAGCAATTCATTCAATTCTGCTACTGATATATATTCGCTTCTTTTAATAGCCATATAAACCACTCCTTTCTATTTATCTTCTTCTTCTTCGAGTAGTTCTTTCTCTTCGATTTCTTCTTTTTTTGTTTCTTCAGTAGATAGAGCCTGGATCAATAGTTCTTTTTTCATTCTTGAATAACCTTTGATACCTTTTTCTTTAGCAAGTTCTTTCAGTTCATTGTATCCCAATTCTTCGATTTTAACTTCTTCATTGGTTTTAGGATTAGTTCCTTTAACTTCAACCTCTTTTAATTGCTTTTCGATTTTAGGTTCATTAGTTGTTTCTTCGATCCAATTAGGATCGTTTGATAAAGTTCTATAATCTGCACTACCTCTTTTTACTGAATAAGCCATATTAGCTGTTTTGTGAATAAATCTAATCATTTAAATCATCCTTTCTTTTTAGATTTTAAATATTAGTAAGCTGTGGTATTTAATTTTTTAACGATTCTTGCATTGTTGGTTACTTTATAAGCAACAACAGACAATACTTGTGCATAAGAACCTACAAAGTCAATTGCATCCATAAGTCTTATTGCTTCAAATAATACTAACATTGAGTTTGCATCGTAATCTCCCATGATCATATCTACTTCAGTTAAGTCTACAGTTTTCAATTCATCGTTTTGGTCAATGTATTTGCCCTCTTCATTATTTAAAAGGTTAGCCTCAAGAATTGTTAATCCTAATGCTTGAATTATTCTTCCATTAGTTCTCATAACATCATCGTTGAAAACAGGAGTATAATCTGTTCCTACATATTGCAAGAACTTCTCAAATACTTCAGTACTCATAATACAGAAATTAACATTTCCTTTAGCTTGTCTTACTGCTTTTCTCATTGCCAAGATATAATCTTTAACATTGTCTTTATCGATAGCAGTAGTGTCATCTGATCCATCTTTTTGAAGTGTGCTTGACTCTTCAGTTAATGCACATAGACCAGCAGTTTGGATTGCCTCTGATACTTCTTGAATTGCTGTAGATAGTTCTTCCTCTGCTCTATCGTATGATACAGCAACAGCTTGAACTCCTTTTATTTTTCTTGATCTTGGGAACTCATTGTTATATTTTATTTGAATTAAACTATCAGGCACATCTGCATGCGTGAAATCTCCACCTGGGAATCTTGGTGTGATTACTTGCACTCCTGTTTTATGGATGAATATGCGACCTGCCTCATCTGTTTCATATTTTGGTGTAAATGTTAATCCTGGAATTAAAACACTATCACCAAATAAGTTTGGTTCTACGATATCCAAGAAACGATCATCTACAAATTTTTCTCCGAATCTTACATTTGACATATATTATCATCTTCCTTTCTTATTTTCTTTTATAACCAGGATAGAATGGATTGTTTCCATATTTCCTGTCGTTATGCTCTTTTACTGCAGATGTATATTTTGGATTTTTTTCCATACTTCTTCCAGCAAATTGTTTCTTTTTATTTGTTTCATTAACTTCTAATATTTTAAGATCTGTTTTGAGGATGTTTTGAACTTTTTCTTTTAAAGTATCAGTGTCAATTTCTTCATCTTTATAGATTTCTGTTATTGCTCCCTCTCCCTTTAAAATTTTGAATACTGTTGAAGAATATGATGCATCGACTTCTATTTCCTCATCTTTCAATACATTAGCTATTTCATTTTGAATAACTGTATCTTTTTTGAAAGATAATAATTCGCTATTTGTTTTTAGCAATTTATCATTTTCAGATTTTAATCTATCGATTTCTGTCTGATTGTTTTTTTCTTGCTCCTTAACTTTTTGAATAGCTTCTTTAGCATTGGAAACTTCTTCGACATCAATACCTAACTCTTTTAGTACTGCAAGTCTACCCTCTTCTCGAGCATTCCCTGTGGCTCTATTTAGCTCTGCTTGAGTAAATAATTTATCCTTATTTTGATTACCAGCTCCATCCTTATTTGGATCTGCTGGAGGATTAGGATCTCCCTCTGCGAACATTTGAATATTTAATGGTATTCTTTTGTTCTTTTTTTCGCTTAACATATTATTTCTCCTTTCTTACGGCTGGATAGCCTATACTCCATTATTAAGGTTGGATAACCTTTTTTTACCTCGTTTTTAAGTGTTACGAGTGACACTTCTCCATCTTTACCCCATATGGATCTTCTAACCCCTGTATACCTCGTTAGAACCCCTATTTTTTAAATTATTTCTTCTGATGTTTCACATGGAACATCTTCTTTTATTTCTTCCACCTTTTTAGCAGGTTTTGTTTTTTTCTTTTTAGCTTTAGGTGGTTGTGGTGCTTTAATTTCTATTAACAATGCACCTGGTAGGCTTTTTCTTAATGTCTTTATATATTCTGCTTTCTCTGTTCTGCTGATTTCTACGACATTGAAGAGTTTACCTTTATAATGTACCTCATATTTAGCCATATTACCATCCCTTTCCTTTCTGTATTTTTCTTCTTACATACCATAATTTTATTATTGTTATAAGGATTTTGTATCGCCTTTTATAGTGCTTATATATCGCAAGTTCTCTTTCAAATTGAAACTCTTTGCCATAATTGCTATGTTTCATACTTGCTCTCTTTATAAGTTCCATATTCCCTATAACTAATCACTTCTGTATCTTCTGCATATCTTATAATATACATACATGTGCAATTTATATCTTCCTCTGCTATTCCAAATTGTTGAGGTGCTACTGTTTCTCTTCCACCTACTATAAACTTGTTATCTATCCCTACAACAGTTTGTCCATGAGCCATTTGATGTGCATCTCTTGGCTCTCTTGAAAGAAAAGTATAATCCCATTGTTTAATGATTATATTCCCCTCTGCTTCGTGGATTTTCCCTGTCAGATACTTTGATCTTGAAGAGTAGTAGTTTGATTCTGTCCTGGCTATCGTTTTAGCCTTACCACTGTTTAATTGCATTGTTTTTTGTATGTTTCGCTCTATTTGTAGTTTAGTTTTACCTTTTGCTATATCTTTTTGAACTATCTTTTGTAATCTTCGATCTAATACTCTTGAATTACCTCTTATAACTTGATCCCATTTAATTATTCCATTTCGTTCTGTCAGTATGCTTGATACCATCCTATTTATTTCAGGAACTGTTTGAATAACTCTCGTATTCCCCAGCTGTTTTACTGATATAAACTCATAAAATAATATAGTTTCTCTCATTATATCTGTTGAAGCTACTTCTATATTTGTCTTGTTTTTAAGCCACAGCATTGCTATTATAGGTGCTATTTTCTTCAATCTGTCATTTATGGTCTTTTCATTTTTAAGGTTTCCCTCTTCATCGTATTCAGCTATTTCTATAATCTGATCTACTTCTGATTCTATTTGATTGATTGTTGCCCTATAATCCCTATTTATTGTTCTGTATAGTTCTTGTTGCCTTTTTTCTATCATTGATTGCAATTGTTCGAATGGAGTATTTGCCATTTAGACCACCCCTATTCTTCTTCGCCTAAATCAACAGTTAATGCTCCTAAATTAGCGAGGATTCTTGTTTTTTCTTCCTCTGTTAACTCATCACCATATATTTCTTCAAGTGTTTTCTCGTGGTCTATAGCTTCATTTGATAACATTTTTATTGCTTGTTCTATTCTTTCGTTTTTAGATTCTTTTACATAATCTCCAAAAGTCACTACAAGATAATAATCATATTTTCTTGCTTTGCTGTTTTTCTTCATTTTTGTTACTTTAAAGAAGTCATCTGCAAATAGCAATATGTTGAAAAACTTTTCCAAAAAAGGCTCCCATTCTTCTATTAATGCTGATCTTGTTCTTATAGTAGTTACTTCTCGCTCTGTTATTGAGTCGCCTGATGAGTTTTTACCTATTGATTCATCTAACCCTACAGTAAGCTTTGAAAGTCCTACATTTGCCAAGATATTGCCTAATGTCATGTCAATAGCACTATTGTATTCTGCTATTCTTATCTCTGCCTGGTTAAATTTAACCTCATTCTTTGCTCCCTCTCGTTCATCTGTTCCAAGTTCTATGTGTTTTCTTCTTAAAGGATCAAATGTTCCATTTATTAATAATTCATCAGGAACATAAACATCAGCTCTACCATTTCTTATTTCATCCATCATTTGAGACCATTGCTCATCTAATGCATCAAATTCTCCTATTATTCCATCGTAGTCTGATTCTCCATCAAGCACACATGCCATCATTACTGGCTCTTTCCACTCTATCTTTTCGTATTCTGCTGTTTCTTCTAATGTATTTAGTGGCATCGGTTGAAGCTTACCTGTCTTTGTTTCTTTGTATAACATATAATCAATATATCCATACCCATATTCTTCGTGTAATTCATATTTTGAGCCATCTTCAGCTTCTATCTTTTCCACAAATACTATTGATATAACCCTACCTTTTTCTTTGTTTACTTTAAAATTAAAAGGCGAATAAACTTCTATAATAGGATATTCTGTCAGCTCTTTATCGTATATCATTTTAAAAGCAACAGATCCTGCCCATGTTTTGATTTTCTTTGCTTCTGCAATTCTCTTTTTCCAATCGTTATCATCTAAAATTTTATATAATCTTGCTGTGTTTTCTTTATCTGTTTCCTTTTCTTCTCCCTCTTTAACTACTGCCTCAATTCCACCTGATAATAACACCCTGGCTTTTGTATTAGCAATTAGTTTTGGTATTCCACTATGTATAACCCTTACATCGTTTCTTACATTTG